CCAGATTCTCTCAAAGAAGAGGTCGAGAGGCTGAATATCGAGAAATATGATAACCCGTTGCCCGTCAGGGGCTATGACATAGAGGCTGATGAAAGAGCGGCATTGGAGTTTAGCAAAAAACAACGTGAAGGCCTAGATGGAATAGAAACCGACGAGCTTAGGCGCTCTCTGGATGACTACAAGAAGAACAAACCAGCTGTCCAAAAACTACTGTTAGATTTTCAAGCCAAAACTAAGTCGATTGATCAGAGCAAGCTCAGTAAAGTCGCATCAAACAAGCTTTCACGAGAAGCATCAGAGGTTGAGCGTCAAGTGTTGCAGTTATATCATGAAGCCCCGAACATGGATGGCGGTAAGATTTATTCAGCCCCAAGCATTGACCCTGATGTGAGATTCCAGACGCAAGGCGATCCAATCGTTGTCTCGGATGGTGTCAAGTATGTGTACATTACTGATGTCGATGGCTCAGATTACTATCTATACAAACAATCGGAGCTAAAACCTGCACATACTGAAAAGACAGGCGTAAAAGCACCAGACCCACAACCACCAAAGGCAGAAGCACCACAGGCTACATCAGACCCTACCGCAGCATTGAAGCAGGAGGCGCTGGAGTATAAGAGTGCTGATGAGTTTGTCTCCAAAAACAGATTAGCGGCTGAAGCACGGATAACAGAGTTGCAGAAGCAAATCGATGATGGAGAACGCATCGTCGATAGTTTGATGCGAAAAACTAGGAAAGCGCCGAACACTGAGGAGGCGATAAAGTTTGAATCACAGGCCCAGGTTATACGGAAACAATTACGCCCATTGAAAGAGGAGCAGTTTGGGCTAAAAGACGCGCTGGATAGCAGGTACGGCGAGGATTCGATATACATACAGACGCCAGCAGAGCGTGAAGCATTTTTGAAAAGCACTGGGCATTTCAAGGCTCGCGAACTTAAAACAGCAGTCAAGAAGTACACCGACCTCTACAACCAAGCCCACACCGAGGCAAAAGCGCCAGCACCAGAGCCTCAGCCCTCACGCTCTGCCGACCTAGCCCCACTAGGCAGAGCTGCCGACAGAGCTGCCGAGAGCCAAAAGGCTATTGACGCACGAAAGGTGGCTAGTGGCGAAGAAGCCATGAACAGTATTAGTGCTAAGAGTGAGCCAGCACCTGTTAAGGCTGAGCCTAAGCCTAAGCCAGTAGACGACTTAACAGCTGAAGTAGCACAGTCTAAGCGTGAGTTGCAGGAGCTTGACGATATTCTGGCAAAAGAGGGCAAGACCTATGAGGACTTGCAGGGCAAGTTATATCGCAATGAGGCACGTATAAGTGGTCGTCTATCCGGTGCAGAAGAAGCACTAACTCCTGCTGAAAAAGAGGCGTTTGATAAGCTCAAGACTATCACCGATGATAGTGCTGAGCGTCTGTTGCGTAACACACTGAACGAGGTAGACATCAACCGTCGTACTAGTTACGCACCTGCTGGGTACGTTGACGAGCTAGACATACCGAAGTCTGTCAAAGAGTCTGCTGATAAAATATCTGACGCTGACTTCAACAAAGCACGTGGCAAGTCAGATAGTGTAATGAGCGATAAGCCACTGTCTGAGAACGCCAGACGAGCCTACGAACGTGAGCGTGTCAACGCCTTAGCGTCCGAGAGGTATAACCGAGATACGCTTGTGGATGTCCGAACCCAACAAAACCTACATAAAGACCAAGACGTATTTGAAGGTCCGCTTAAAGAGGTGAAAGACGCGTCGCCCGTCCGCTTAGACGAGAAAGAGCTGACTACTCTTACAGAGCGCAATAACAAGCTCGCTAACAAAGAAGCTGATTATATTGAGGCTATTCGTGAGGCTCGCAAGACTGACACTCCAGAGAGTGCTGAGAAAGTGAACAAGACGCACGCTGAGGTTATCAGGTCCAAGGCTGAAAAGAACGTTGAGTTGCTTGATATGGTGGACAAGAAGTTCAAGGCACGAGATAAAGAACTGGCACTTGAACGTAAGACTGCCAACTCAGCACGCCGTGCTGAAATAGATAAAGAGCGTAAGAGCCTAGTTGACCGTCTGGAGGCTGCCCACGCCAATATTCACTATATGCAGAGTGCGATAGACACCAACCTGCTCCTACAGCCTCGTGGTCGTCTCGCTGATACTATACAAGCGTCTACTGAGTTGCCGTCTCAGAAGCTTGCAGACCCACTGGCACGAGGGTTCGCCAACAGGTCATCAGTCAAGCACGGTGGCGAGAAAGTGTTTGGCAACCAGAGACAGGCTAATAAGTTGTACAACGAGCTTAAAAAAGAGGGGCTTATTAAGGCTACTCGCCGTGCGAACCTAGAGTCCAACATCGCCCTGACTAAATCGCAGAAAACACTCGGTGGCAAGATTAGCAAGGGGTACCGCACCGTGGGTACTGCCGCCACTGAATTTGCATCATCTGAGAAAAAGCCGCTGATAGACACTATTAACATACTCAGACAGCGTGCCAAGAATATGGGTATGAGCGACAAGGCGGCTGATAATTATGCCCGTAGTCGTGTTGGCACTCAGGAGTGGGACGAGATATACAAGATGAACTATAACGTAGCCAACTCGTTTACTGGTGTAGCGACTATGGGGCGTAAGAGTGGCGATATCATAGAGCGTGCGTTGACTAAGGCAGACCACGTTACTAAGGGGGCTATTAATGGTATACCTAACCTGTCTATCGGGCAAAAGCAAACGCTCTCTAAGCTTATCCAGCGTGTAGGCATCGGCTATACTCGTGCTGCGTATCGTGTTACTAAGAACTCTATCAGCCGTTCAGTGCTAGGCACCGACAGTATGGTGCGTGCTGCTAGGGTTAGGGGTAATACCCCAGCCGCCAATATGCAACGTGCTATGTACGTGCGTAAGGCTGTCCAAGATGCTCAGATAGGCACTGGGTTCGGTGTAGCAGGTATGGGTATAGGTTTAGCACTCGGTGCTGACGGACGTGTGTCTGGTGGATACCCAGAGGACAAGAACGAGCGTGCGAGGTGGGAGAGAGAGGGTATAACACCTTACTCGATTAAACTTGGCGATAATTGGGTGAACTTTTCACGCTACGTGCCACAGGCCTATGTGCCTGTTATGCTAGGTGGGCTTATGGGGTCTAAGGACGGCTTAACGGTCGGAGATGTCGGTGGCATATTCCAGTCTGTCTTGACTGGTGCTTACGAAAATACTGGTATAGCAGGGGTGGTATCGACTCTGAATGCAGTCACGACAGACCCAAACGACAGTAAGTTCAAGAACGGCATAACCAACCTCGTAAACAGTACGATAACTATGTTAACGCCAGGCTCTGGTTTGCTATCAACGGCAGCACGTGCGACTGACGATGTGAAACGTGATACGAAAGACCCCAACGCTCTAGCTGAAATAGGCAACAAGGTGAAGTCTGGCTTGCCTGGTATGCGCAATACTCTCGATGAGAAAACCGATACATTCGGTGAGCCAGTTAAAGACACTAAGTGGAACGCTCTGTTTTACGTAGCTAAAGGTAGCGAAAGCTCTCCAGTAACGGCTGAACTCAACCGACTACACAAGGACGCTGGGCTAGAGGCGTTCCCAGTGAACAACAAGTACGAGGTTAAAGACGCTGACGGCAACGCACTGGACTTATCTAGTTCGCAACGCCGAGCAATGGACAACGCCGTCAAGAAAGAAAAAGCCCAAAACGCCGAAGTCCTGATGTCAACCGACACTTACAAGAAAGCGTCCGACCAGGAGAAAAAAGATATGCTGACTAAGGCTTACTCGCTAGACAGCAGTGCTGTAGCGTCTAAGTGGGCTAAAGATAACGGTATAGCCAATGTCAAAGATACTGCCGAAACGGTGAATAATAGCCTAGAGTTAAGCGACAAGCAGGCTATACTAGAGTCAAAAGTTCAGGGCGACAAAAAAGACAAATGGCTGGAGAACAACGACAACGCCGCTAATTACTACCGTGCCGACTACAATAACGCCAAGGCCAACGGCACTCTGACCGACAAAGACGAGAACTTGAACGAGAAGTCTGGTAAGAAGTATAAGATGATATCTGCTCAGGTGGACAAAGATTTCGGTGCTGACCAAGAACTGAAGCGACTATACGGTGCTATAGGTAGTAGTGAAATCAAAAACTACTTTAACCCTGAACACGATATGTATGATCCAGAACTCGGCGAACGGCTATTAGCATTCGACCAAGCACGCACAGCTAAAGGCGTATCTCGCAACTCTAACTTCTCTGACAAACCGAAGTATAACGCCACAAAAGCTAGAGGTGGTAGCTCTGGTGGTTCAAGAGGCTCAGGCGGTAAAGCCAAAGGCTATAATCTGCCGACCAACCTGCTCTCTAGCAAGGGCAACGCTATGCCTGAGATTAAGCGTGGCGAGCGACTATTCAAAGCACCAACGCTAGTGTCTACGGCTAACAAAACCAAGTCGAGGATACCGAACATTAGCGTTAAAAAGGGAATACATTTATAATGTCAGTAGGAGGCAATAATGGCAACTAACGCAAGGGTGATAGATTTCGTAAAACAGGTAGTGCTGGCGCAGACTGGCTCTGCTGACATCTCTACAGGCTCAACACAAGAGCAGATAATTGAAGAGGTGATTATGTGGGCTAACCAGTTCTTGCCAGAGCTGGAGACTGAGGCCGATTGGAACTTCTCTCGTGCCAACGACCTATCGCTTGCTACAGCCACTACAGCCAGTTCTTACACGCTATCAGATGACGATATACGCAAACTTGTCATCAACGAATACCGCCCAGTCTGTATCAGGCACGATGGCTCAGTGGTGTCCACATTCAAGGTAGTTAACCCCAATAACCTAGCAGACCCTAGCGACTACAGCACTGATGACAGGGTAGTTCTCGCTAACGGTACGCTGATATTCTCTCGCCCACTGACATCATTTGAGGCTGGTGGTGATATCACGGGTGATGTTGTCTACAAGTTGCCACAGCTAACCACCACAGACCCTACACTACTCGATACTGTCATACCTGCTCAACTGCTGGTATTGGGTGTAGTCAAAAACCGAGTACTACCAGACCAAGTCCAGGGGTCTACCACACCGTCATTCACGCAAAAATACGCCGCACTACTCGAACAGTGCAGGGCTGAGAATAACGCTACATCGGCAGTATTCAGCCAACCAGGTGATAACTTGTCGTTTATAGGGGGCGTAGGTTTCTGACATGGCTATTACTAAACCAGAGAAAGTCCCAGCGTCTAAGATATCCTCGATTGATATCAATAGTGCTGACGCTGGTTTAGACCAACGTGGGCGTGAGAGTTTGCGTTCTAACAATTTCGCTAAGGGCTATAACGTCGCTGTCAACGCTCAGGGGCAGGCTACGACACGTTATGTTACTAAGCGCTGGCTACCGAATATAGTTGGCACAGCGTATCAGGTGTTCCCAGTGCTTAAGAGCGACGGCAAGGTGCGGTATCTTGCAGCAGACGACGGTAATATCAGGTGGGCTGAGGAGGGCAGTTCGGCGTGGACTAACTGTATCGGCGACGCTGTAACCACCGCCGACGTAGTCAACACGTTCCTACGAGTGCTGAATAAAGTGTTCATTATGAACGGTACAGACGCTCTTGGGTATGTCGATATCAGTGACTGGTCAGTCAAGCACTATACAGCACTGCCTGACCCTGCTAACAAGCCTACACTAGCAGGTACGAGCTTATCTGGCTCTAACTTTAAGATATACTACTCCATCACGTTTAACGGTGTAGTCAGCACGACTGCTAACTCACCTATCGAAACGCTGAACATATCAAAAACTCGTGAGCAATGGGACAGTGCCACACAGGGTGTAACCGTTACTCGCAATAACACACCACCAGCAGGTGCGACTAGCTGGAACGTCTACATCTCAACTAGTGCGAGCGGTGGCACAATTACAAACGACGACATGCTCCCGTTGGCTCTAGGGCTGGACTTAGCTAACACCACTTTCTTTGATAACGGCACACTAGCGATTAACCTGTCTGCAGGTACAGCACCTAACACTAACGGCACGGCTGGACCAAGGGCCAAGTATGGCGTTGAGATTGGCGGTCGTCCGTTCTTGTATGGTGCTCCAGACAAGCCGTATTCACTGTTTATCGGTGGCAACGGTCCTGATGCTGATAAGTTTAGTCCAGATGTCGGTGGTGCCGAGCTGATAATGAACGATGGCACAAACTTTATGCCGATGTCGGTAGTCGGTTTCCGCAACGGTCAGGGTATACCTGGTCTGACGGTGCTGTTCACCAGTATTGAGGGTTTATCTAAGCAGGCTATTATCGAGTCCAACACTGTAACCTACGGCTCGTCGTCGTTTGTCGTATGGGGCTACACTGAGCAGAACTACGGCTCAGCGGGTGTGTCTAGCCCTAACGGTGTCGTCAACTACAAGGGGGCGTTACGCTTCCCGACTATGGACGGCTTCGTGCGTATGGACACTAAGGCTAGTCTCCAGAACGTGCTATCAACCGAGCGTATCACTGACCCTATCGGCGACGAAGTCAATACTATCAAGCCAGACCTGCTTAAGAGCATAGTCGGCACAGCGTGGGACAACAAGGTGCTGTGGACTATACCGTCTCGTATGTCAGCAACTAATAACGAGATTATCGTGGCAGATACTAGCAAAACAGATAACGACGCTTGGCAGGTCTGGAACATCGCTTGCCAGTGGATTGGCGTGGTGTCGCCACAGTCAATGCCGGCGTTCCTATACGTCTGCCGTGGCAACCAGATACTTAAACTCGTTAAGGGCGACTACGCTAGAGACGAGGACTCATCAGGGGCGTTCACACCAGTGCCTATCGACTATGAGACGGCTACGGTCGGCTCTAACACAGCCCACAACGGCTTCTTTGCTATCGTGCAGACAGTGTTCTACCTACTGGACGCTATCGGCGACTTTGAAGTACACGTCAGCTACAGGGACTACCGTTCAGGCGAGATGAAAACTGTCAGTAGGGCTGTCAGCTACGATGTAGCGTCTAGCCTGCGAGGAGACGGCTGGGGCAACCTGAACAGTCAGTTCGCACCACACTTACCACTGCCAGCTTACAGCTGGGGCGATACCCTGCCTGTCGGCACTGAGTCGTCCGTGCTAGGGCGTTCTGTGCGTATACGGCTACCGTTGCGTAATGCTATTACTAACGAGGTGTCAGGGCGTGTGTCAACGGCTGGAGGTCAATCGAACATAACAGTTAAAGCCATATCGTTCGAGGTTAAGCACTTGGGTATCAACCCAGATGTTAGGAACTAAAATGATTGTGGTAATATGGAGATAGTATGAAAGCAGAAGATTTAATCAGAGAGTGGCGAACAGGTAAGTCTTGGGTAGATGGCTACACCAGAGACTTCAAAGACCTAGAAAACCTAGCAGACGGCGTATCCCTACACGATGTAAAGGGAGCACCAGTGGTCGGTGAGGTAACACTCGCACAGTCTATACGGCAGATACCACAGGCGAGTATCCAGAACGTGCCAGAGCTATCGGCTGAGATTAACGGCACTAAGTTATCCACAGACGCTATTGTGGCTAATTTCCTACTTAGGCGTGAGATATTTAACGAGGACACATTCGGTGCTGGGATACTATCCAAGCTCCAGCTCGGTGCTGAGTCGGCTCTAACGCACGGCTTTCAGGCGTTTCTAGCCGACACCACTAAAGTGTTCAGTCGTTTCGGGACAACTCTACAGGCTGTCCACTATAACGATATAGTCATCGAGGCTGGTGTGTTTGACGCCGCCGACAGCAGTTTCTTCCACGTCAGAACTCGTGTAACAAAGTCTAAGCTAAAAGACCTGCTCAAGTCTGCTAAGAGCAACCCAGACACGCTCTGGAACGTTGAGGCACTACAGGAGCTACTTGAGGCTGGTCCTAACGCCGAGAGCTACAACAACTCTTACTCGAACCCACGAGCTGTCGGCAACCACGACACAGCAGGCTACCAGTACGACATCATCACGCGCTACGGTGTTGGTCCTGAGTATACTATCGACATCTTCAGCCCACAACTAACTGATAAGGTGCTAATGAGTACCAAGAGCCTGTCTAAGTTCGGTTTTCCACGCATAGCGCTACTTGTTATCGACCCTGCACAGCTGACGCCGTTCGGCATATCTCGTGCTAGACTGGCAAGCCCTATGGCTAACTACGCTAATATCTACCTGCAATCAACCGCTAAAATGCAACTTATTAACGCTGACCCGCCAACGTTCAAAAAGGGCTTATTCACCACTCCTACACCGTTCAAGCGACGTGCTAACTGGGAGAGCCAAGACCCTAACGCTGACGCTCGGCTGATGGAACTCAGCAACTCTACGCTCCAGCAATTCAATGAGGTTATGAACTTCACCTCTAATCAGATAATGGCGATAATGGGTGTGGGGCAGTCTAACGGCACTACCAACTCATCTGTATATCGTAACAAGGCCCAGATAGAGCAGTCTGATAACCTACGCTCGCTCGGCTCAGCACAGGTTACAGCGATACTAGAACAGGCTATCCGGCAATACGCACTAACAGCCCTAGACCTCTACCTCAGTGAGCAGACAGTGTTAGGCGAGACCAGCCTGATACTAGACGACAAAGCTAAGAACGACATCAACCAGATAGAGGGTGATGACTTCGTGGCTGACGATAACGTCATCAACATCAACTGGCAGGAGTACTACGATCGTATTCAGACTATGACAGTATCTGTAGACCTATCAATGGCTAAGAAGGATATGGAAGACAAGAAGCGTGCTGACTTACAAGATATGCTGACAGTCCAACAGCAGATGGCTAACCCGAACGACCCTATGGCGATGGCTCGTATCAACGCTATATCTGATGAGTTGCTCCAAAATACAGTGCCAGATGTGGCAAAAGAGATACAAAATGAAGCCCAGCAACCACAACCAAACGCCCAATTTGAGCCCCAAGCACCAGCGTCTTTTTGACGATATGGCGATGATAATCAACGAAGAGTTCGTCGTTAACGGACAATACATAACCAGTGATTTGCTATACCAATTATTCGTTGCCCTGAGAGACATGTTGACAGAAGAATAACGCTGTGCTTATATTAGAGTATGAACAACGAGGGATTAGCATACGTGTCCTCTTCACCGTTACTCGATACAGCACCAGTCGAGGTTAGTTCGGTTGACGAAGATAACATTGATACACTAGAAGCAGTATTCAAGGTGCTTAAAGAACGCAAAGACTTTTACCAGACGATACTAGCCTTGGAAGAGAACTCAACTACCTTTACAGTCAAGGAACAGCTCGCAGTTAATAGGCGGGTTGTCCAGGTATTGGGGGAGGTCGAGGGGCTAGTAGTTACAGCGATAAATAAGGTTAAGGAGGGCTAAGTGGACGATAGCAACGAAGAATACAGCAACGCTTTGATGGCAGAATTGGGCAATGAGCCTGAAACACCGTCAGAGGACGTTCAGGACACGAGTGCTGACGAGACGGTAGACAACTCATCTGAGGGCGATGAAACGCTACAGGGAGCGTCTGGTGAGGACGAAAATCAGGACGACACGAGCAACGAAGCGGAAGACGAGCCTGAAACGCCAAAAGAGCCTGAAACGCCACAATTTGCGACTAAACAGGACATTAAGGACGCTATGGCTGAGTACAACCAGGCTCAGACGGCTAAGATTGACCACGTAAACAACCTGCGTGATGAGATTATCCAGAAATACTACCCAGACGGTATAGACCAGACACTGCGGACATCAGACGGCACTGAGATCAAGACCGCTCAAGATATCGTAGACATGGGGCTGACCAAACCCAACGGCGAGGAGTATACCTACGAAGAGGCTGCCCAGTGGATAATGGACCAGCGACAGAGCATTAGCCGTAACTTAGACGAGATTAGAGACAATGCCACACAGGTGGCTGAAACCAACCAAAGCCTACTAGACGGCATGGACAGAGTGCGAGCTGAGTACGGCGACCTACTAGCGACGATACCTGAAATAAACGCTCAAGTTACTAACGCCTATCTGAAAACACTCACTATTGACCAAGAACGGGGGGTAGTAACCAGTGCCCCAGTCGATATGGTGGACTTCTACCGCATGGCACTCGCACCATACAAGCAGTTGTCGGAAGAGATTGGTAGGCGGAAGGAAGTTGAGGCTGAGCTGGAGAAACGTAAGGCTGTTATCGGACGTGATGACAGGCAGGGGCTTAGTCAGCGAGGCACGAGTAAGAGTAAAAGTAACACAGGCGACGCTTTTGTAGACGCCTTTATAGACGAGTTAGGAGAGTAAAATGCGTATTATATTTGAAAACATCGACCCAAAGCGTGAAGGTGAAAAGATTATGGTTGACCCTGAAAATCAGGGCAAGCTAGAGGCGCGAGCGATGATTGCTGCTTACGTTAATAGTAGCAACATCAACCCAAACGGTGCTAAGCAGGACTTCGGCTGGAGGCTCGCGACACACCAGGCAGCAGTCGTGGACGGTTGGCTGAAAGACCCAGCTAAGGCACGAGAGATTAGCCAGAAGTACAATATCATCGCCGATGACCTCCAGTACTACGACTATGTTATGTACCTAGTGGACACTGCGTTTGAGGCTGAGGCAAGCAAGAACAAGGTTAGTGCGTTAGACGAGCTTGAAGCCGCCGAAGAAGCCTACAAGAAGCGTGTTAAAGCACTTGCTGACGGTGAGGTTATCGAGACCCCAGCAGTTGAGGCTGTTAAAGTCGCTACACCTGCCAAATCTACTAAGAAGTAGGGTATATGCAAGTTCCGCACCATTTTACCCCGAGGGACTATCAGGCAGAGTTTCTGACTGGTATGCGAGATAAGCGTTTTGGGGTGTTGGAGTGGGCTAGACGGGCAGGAAAGGGCTTAACCACTTTCGTCTACGCCATACAGTGTATGGTGGAAGAGCCTATGGGAGTGGTTATCGTTTACCCTACCAAAGAGCAGGGGTATAACGCTTTCTGGAATAACGTAGAAAATGACGGCTTTCGGACTATCGAGCATATACCGAAAGAGCTGATATTATCGCAAACTAACACTAAGGACAATATGTCGATGACGCTCAAAAATGGCTCAACCCTCACATTAGTGGGGGCTAACGCTAATCCAGAGGCGTTGCGTGGACAGAACACTAAGCTGTATATACTATCTGAGTTCGTGGATATCGTGTCTGGTGTGCTGGGTATTATACGCCCGATTGTAGCGGCTAACAGTGGGCAGATTATCATAGAGAGCACGCCAAAACAGGACGGTGTATCTGGTGGCACGTTTATCAAACTGTTAGAAGCCGCTGAAAAAGACCCCACTCAGTACGCTCAGCGTGTGGACGCCACTCGCTATATGACAGCTGAGCAGCTGGAGCAGACCAGACAGGACTACCTCAACGAGTATGGCAATGACTTCTTGTTCAGGCAGGAGTTCCTGCTGGACGAGGGGCAGGCTCTGATGACGAGCTACTATGGCAATGAGATTAGTCGCAAGATTAAGAACGGCGAGATAGGCATACACCCACACAACCCTGATTTGCCTGTGTATACAAGCTGGGACTTAGGGGGAGGCGGCGACGGCACTGCTGGGCTATTCTGGCAGTATCACGACAAGAAGCTCAACGTTATAGACGCTTATGAAACAGCTACCATAGATGACAAGTTGCTAGTGGGCTATATAATGGGCAAGCCGTACAACTATAGGTGGCACTTCCTGCCACACGATGGCTCGGTGCGTGATAGCGACGGTATACAGAGGCTCATTAAGTTACAGGGGCTAGGTCTGACCAACAGTTCACTACTCAGGCGTCGCAAAAAAGATGACGGCATACGAGAGGCTGTGCACCTGATGAGTTCAGCTGATACCACTTGGCACAGACCGTTCACTAGCGGTGCGATAGATAAGCTACGCCTATATAAGCGTAAGTTCAACAAATACACAGGCGACTATGAAGGCCCAGAGCATGATAGTTCGAGCCACATTTCGGACAGTTTTCGCTATTGTTCTGACGCTATCAAGCAGTATTTCGATGCCAAGGGTGAGTTCCTGATAAGAACTGAGCAAAAGGTTGAAGAATACGAGGACGAGGTCGCCACCACTATGTATGGTGGTGATGACTGGGATTTTTGACACTATACTTTTATAATGTTTGTGTATATACTGTAAGTGTGGTATAAACCACTAACATTTTAACGAAAGGAAAACTAATGGCTCAAACTTATGGTAAGTCAGATAGTAGCCTTATCGACCGACAATTAACTATCAGTTCGGTGTTCGCACCTTACTTCGGTGATAATGGTTACAAGTTCAACAACGACGGTTCAATCCGTGTGTTCTCACTAGATAACGGTACTCTTGCTGGTTACAACGAAAACAGCGTAGCGTATTCGCCTGTTACTCTAGTAGGCAACAGTGGCAACGACTACACACTTGCTTACAACCAAGCAATGTTCGCTCGTATCCAGAAAACTCTGGAGCAGGACACACCTATCGCTAACTTGGCTGCTCAGTGGGCACGTCAGCAAATCGAGGAAGTGTTCATCCCTACTCACGACGTTTACTCAATCAACAAGGTTGTAGCCGCTCGTCAGGCTGGGCAGCTTGTTCGTATCGCTGCTGTTGACAACACTGTTCGTCTGCCGCTAGCGTTCGCTAAGGCTGTGATGAAGGTTAAGAACAAGGGTGGTCAAGTACAGCGTATGGTTGCACTTGTCAGCTCAACTTTCGCAGCTGAACTCGCTGACCAGATTAACTTTACTGGTTCAGACGCTGGTTACGGCGACGCTGTGAACAAGAGCTTCTTGGGCCGTCTAAAGGGTGTTACGTGCGTAGAAGTGCCTGACCACTACTTCCCACAAGCACTGGCTACACTGCCATCTGGTGGAGACTGGGGCCAAGTACACGTACTCGTAGCTGACAAAAAGGCTATCCTGAACGTTACGCCTAAAATGCGACCAGAGGACTACACTGTTATCACTAAAGTTCCTGGTTTCTCAGGTTCTGAGGTACAGTTGCGAGACCGTGGCGACACCTTCGTACTTGCCAAAAAAGCAGGTGCTATCGCTACTGTTGAGCAGGGTGCTGGCGTAGGGACATCGAGTGCTTCTACTACAAACACTCTTATGCCTACAACTGGCACAACCAAAGCAGCTACTACAGCTCTTTAGTCAAAACCAACAATACAGAGACACCCTACACAAAGTGGGGTGTTTTTGTTATGCTTAGTGTATGAAGTATCTGGTTGCACAAAATACGCACCCGAAGTTCAAATGGGAGATAGACGTGCTACTCACCAACCTATATTCGCTTGACCCTAAACTAGAAGTTGTGGTGCTGTTCGCTGTCACCAAGCCAGATGACCCTGTAGTAGACTATATTGTGCGACGTTGGGGCGATAGGGCTGAGATACACGTGTATATGGACACACGCCGAGAAAAGCAGTATGTCGCCAGCACCCGACCGTTTCTCTGGTATTGCTACCTAACTGAAGACCCTGCACGAGAGCAAGAAACCTATTTCCAGATAGACACCGATATTATATTCAGGCGGCTGCCAGACTGGAGCAAGGTGGAGCTGTCTGAAAATGTGTGGGCTGGTTCGGACTGTGCGAGCTACATAAACGCTGACTATATCAAGAGCTGTAGCAGCGGTGATGAGGTGCTGGACAGTTTCGCACGGCTGATAAAGGTGGAGCGCGAGGTGCTGGAGCGACTAGACGGTGCCGGTGCTCAGTGGGCGCTAGTTAAGCCGACAGCTGAGTATTGGCTGAAAGTTCAGAGCGATTGCCACAAGCTGTCTGGGTATTTAGACCTGACCGACAGCAACATACAGAAGTGGTGCGCTGAGATGTGGGCACAACTGTTTAACGCCCCACTGTTTGGGGCTGAGTACAAGATAACACCAGAGCTGGACTTCTGCTGGGCTGGCGACAAGATAGAACGCTGGCACGCCACAACGTTACTGCACAATACAGGGCTAAGCACTAGCGACAACAAAGACAGGGCATTCGATAAGACTAAATATGACGACTTGCCGTATGACCTCGACTTCTCGTGGGTGGGCGAGGACTTGTGCAGTATAGAGTATGTGAGAGCACTTAAAAAAGTAGTCAAGTAGCTCTTACCACACGTTTAATGTTTATGCTATAGTAAGTATATGGCAAGCATAGATTTAATCAGAGCAAGTAACGGTTCAGGGGACGCAGTCAAAGCGACGGTGACAAATGCTCGTGTTATCGGTTCCACAACTCTCCAAGTAAGTTCAATAACTAATTTTCCTACATCATTTATCGCAACAGTAGGCGATGTAGACGGCACAGGTGTGTTCGTGTCTGCTACCGTAACAGTGTTCGAGGGGCACACCTCTGGTGGCGACATTGAGATAGACAGCTACGCACCAGGCTACACCGACATCGGTAATACACCAGATCAAATTGTGGTGCTCAAGCCGACAACAGCGTGGGCTAACGAGATAGCTGATGTACTGGCTGTCACTCATAACCAAGACGGCACATTAAAAAACAAAGTAGCCACGCTCGCCAAGTTAAACGGAGGCTCTACAGACGGAGTTCTACTCACAGACGCAAGTGGCAATGTCACTGGCGGGAAGGTCACTGCGGACAAGACAGACTCTACGTCGTATTACACATATAGTGCTGTTATCCCCTATCGAGGATTAACTACCACCGCTGCCACTGCCGCTAGTGTGACACTGCCAGGTGCAGGAAGGTATTTAGTCACCGCATCCCTTATGTTTAATAACGTAGGGGAGGCTACTGTTAAAGATTACTATGGCAACTTGACCCTAGGGGGCACTACCATCCGTTCACAATACTTAACAAATCCTCCTAGTGGATATGCAGCAGTGTTGACTCTCAACGCTGTCGTTACTACAACTGAAGCAAAGACTGTGGGAATAACGGTTAGGCGGAGTGGCAGTAATGGAGGGTCCCTAGAAGGCATCTCTCATTGGTCGATAGCCCAAATATAGGCCTAGCTAACCTGCTATAACAATTTTAGACAATGATAAAATAACGTAACGGAAAGATATAAATGCCCGAAGAACACAAGCAACCACCAAAAACGATTGAAGGAGTGGGCATCCACATAGA